ATTGCGTCCTAGTAAGTGTAAACCAACAATAAAAGGTCCACGTGGGCTTTGATTAACAAAAATGGAACCACACTGACCCTCGCGAGTCAACGTGTCTATATGTGCCATATAAATCATAGAATCAATTTGCAATTGCTCCAGATGAATATGTTGCAAAGTTGCAGCACGCACAACACCATCTTCAATTAGACCCTGTTCATTGCGTCGCAGAAAGAAACCTAATGAAACATCCCCATTTTCTTTTTCTGTCCAATACTTCAAAATATCCTTAAAAGGGGGCACAGATCGAACCAATACCATTGCCAAGTCAGTGCCAGATAGACGACAAATATCTTCAGGAAAAAGTCTAAAACGCACATTCGGAGTTATACCAGCAGAAACATCAGACATTATAATAGTAACATCATATGTTTTACCTTTTGACTCCTCTCCTAAATCCAATTCAGGAAAAGCGTGATTGTTGGTTAACAAGTATTGTCCTTTAACAAAGACACCACAAATATCCTTAATTATATTTACCTGTCTTTCTTTACAATAAAAACGAATTTGCAACTTGACACAATTCTTTTGAAACATTCCAATTAACTGCTCACGAGGTGCCTTTGCAAGACTCCTCGATGGTAACGGAATATCAAATGAGGTTAAAGAAACTTCTTTCTTATACCAAACATTCTCACTCGTTTCTTTTTCAAACCTATTATCAATAATTTGCTGAGTATTTTCATCACCTTGTATATTCAAATCTTTATCACTCTTTCCTTTATTCACAAAGTTATACGTAGCATAAAGCGATAAACATAGGCCTAATGCGGCGAGCACACGTGGAATATTTTCCTTTTTAATAACAGAACACCATTCTCCCAAAATTATCAGTTGTTGTCTACTTTCCAAAAAAGGTACTATATACCGTGAAGTTAACATGCGCAAGGCATGATATCGGCCTGCATATTTAAGTAGGGTTATAGTAAAACTACAACAACAATAATACGTATGAGCACGCAAAATAAGATTAAAAGCATATATTCCACTTTGTGAAACAAATCTATAAAAACGGCGGGAATAACAAGCTATACGAGACGCTACATTGCGATGAAAAAAATTATCATCAGAATCATGGCTCTGCAAAATTAAAGAACATTCGCAAATGGAAGTTGGTTTCCAACATGAAAAACATAAAGACTCTGCAACCAAATGACTACCATTCCAAGAATAATAGAGTCGCTGAGACAATGAATCCCACCATGTTAACATAAAAACAACCAAATGTGTTAAAATAGCAATAAATTTTATCAGAAACCAATTTCTAATAAAAATCTCACGGCAAACATCGTCTGTAAAATTAAAAACTGTCCGACAATAAGAAACTATACGATCACGACTCTGCACCTGTAAAGGTTGACAATCGCAATGAACTGTATACGTTCTCAAACAATCCTTACAAACAGTTAATGTTGACATTACTTTATCACTTTTCATGGCATTATCTTGTCTCTTCCTATGTTCCAAAATACTTTTTCCAAAAAACACTAAAAATTCATTTACATCTTCAAATATTTTGTATGGAACAATTCTCGCATAATCTTTGCCCTCTCCTTCAGCACAATCTGGTACTATTTTCTCAACAATGATTCTCCAAAAATCCGGCCATCCGGCTAAATTCTCAGGCAACTTCTGTGGATCAATAAAAGGGGATGCTCGAAGAACCTCACCAACCTGAATCACATCCTGACGATATTCAGGTTTTACTTCTAATGTAATAACCATCGGAAAACGACGTAATATTGCCAAAGGACATGAAAAATATGCACTAGCATTTAAATCTTTTGTATTAGTAGTTGCAATGCATAATTCCACACGAACAGGAGTACGACCTTTATCTTCTAAAGCAGCTTGAGGAGGGTTAAAAGGTACATTATTAATAACATTCAAAATTTCCTCCAATGTTTTATCCATCATTGCTTTATCTGGATTCAAAAAGGCGACATCATCTAAACGTAAACACCATTTGCTGGTATCGAAACCGCTCCAAAATTCATCAGTTGGTGATCTAGCAAACAAGAAAGAATCATCAATAGGATAATCTAATAGTTTACCAAAATAATAATATAACATTTTAGTAAAAGATGATTTCCCGATACTAGATTTCCCGTTTACAAGAACTCCATAAGGAGCTTGACGCTCCTGTTGCGCAGCCTTCCGGGTCACTTCAGTGGCCTGCAATAATTGAAGCTGATTATACTTAGATACTATCATACTATTAGTAGTGTTAGTCATTGTCTTAGTATGCAATATCATAGCACGCCCTATTTCAATTTGCTCTGCAACTTCTGCA